GATGTCAACAACTTTGCCAGGAGTCTCATAAGAATCATAGCAGAACCACTCACCATCATTGAAGATGTAAGCATACTCTGCATCACAGTTCTTGCACTGATCCATATACTCAGTGAAAGACTCAGCCAGTTGAGGTGCAACATCACTCATATCTTCACCACGGGCAGTATAATACTCGGGACCATACTCACCCACAGGAAGTTTCGTTTCCCAGCAAGCATCAGACCAACAGGATGACATATCACCACCATCAATGAGTGCGGTGACTTTCTCAGCAGTGTTATAGTGCTGAACCAGAGTCTTGCCCAACCACTCAGGATAACCATCCCAATGATGGTAGGAAGAGACGATACCATTCTTGAGTTGGTATCCGATACGAGAGCGAGTTGCCATGTCAGAAGTGAATTGGTTTGGGTGGGGTGCCGATCTCCCCTACAGCAAGTGAAGGATCTTACCCAGGACCTAACCCGATGGCGGGTGGTTTCGCTGGAAGGGTTCGCTTCTGAAAGTATTATAGGGCATCAAAAAGGGGGCATCAAACCCCCCGTGTGCCACTTATCAAACTGTCCTCAAGTCGTGAAAGATTCCACAACGCATGAGTCAAGATCCTCGGAAAGACCGTAGACTCTTGCACCTTGAATGTGCTCACGCAGAACACCGTAGTATTCTGTATTAAACTCCTGATCATGTTCTGTGATCAGATCAAAACACTCCTCATCACTTTCAGCAATAACATTCCAGATTCCACCATATTCTGAAGTGGGGAAAGGGCAAAAGTGATCAACAATGTACAGGTACTTCATTTTTTCTGTAGGATTACGAATTGATTATAGCACAGGATCGCAGGTTTTACAATCTCTGCGTTTGATGTATTCTAACTGATTCCAATTTTCTGAGAAACACAACACCAAACAGTGTGTTTTCTTATGAATAGGACAGTCTTTGATGTTTTCATCACACTTATCCCTCACACCAATCTCAATGGTGATATACTCATTACAAAAGAAGTAGATCCACCCCTCAATCACTTTACCGAGAGAATCTGTCCATTTGACATAATCATTAACTTTTGGAGTATAGTGCATAAGCAAGAGGATTAAGATTGAGTTGCATTGAAGAATAAGGTGTAGTAGACTCAATATCTACTTGATCACCTTGTTTTGTGGAGTTGATGGGAGCGTAGTAACACTGTTTTTTTGTATCGTAGAATCCCCAGATACAACGAGTGGGAGTATGACCATTGTAGACAAACCCACGATCATATACAGTCCAAATTGAAATAACGTTACGCTTAAAAGGAAGCGTCTCGTATCTATATCCGACAGGGGGTTGGTGTGGAAAGTCATAAGGAAGATCAGTTGTCTCTAACTGCACGAAGTCTGTTTGGATTATATCCTTCTGCGAGGAGTTGTTCAAGTCTTTGCGTCGCTTGCTCTTTGGTGAGTTTTTTAGATTGCTCATCAACTACATTCCAATCATTTGTACAAAGTTCTTCAATTCTATACAAAGAGTCCATTTGTCCTTACAAGATAGTTTTTCTCATAGTTAATTAGGTCATCAGGAAAGTAGACATCACTCTCACTAACAGTTTGCATGGGAGCACCAATCCAAGACTTAATTTGTGAAGGTCGTGAAAGCAAGTCAATTCCCAGGTGTGTGTACTTTTGATCAGTGGGAACATGCACTCTGTACTCTTTACCCTTATTCTCAGTCAATAGACTGAGTTTGATGTTTTCCTCTGCGGTTACAATAATTGTACCACAAGACTTCCAGAAGATGTCTCGGAATACTTCAAAATCGGTCAGGTACTTGTCTGGATTGTCTAGAATCATTCGCCCAATAAACTGGGGGGAAAGATAGTGGTCATGCACTGTCTTACCACGATTTAGTTTATTTTGGTATGCAGTTTTACTGATGAATCCAGTATGATTTGGAGTGCCACAATCAAACACACCCATGTAATAGATGCGGGTGAGTGGACGATAAAACTCTGGTTTGCCCCAGTTATGTACATTTGCCTTCATAGAGTTAAAGGCAGTCTCACAGTATTCTTGCCAGCGTTGTGGTTTTTTCATTAGGTGAATACAGCAGTTACACTAATAATTTTGGCATCAGGATTGCGAGCAAGTGCAATCTTTCTCGCATGTTGATAGTCACGGCAGATCACTTCTTCATAGAAGACTTGACCTGCAACATAGAGTTGTACTTTACATTTCACGGTTACCTCCGAATGACACTGATGGCAGGATCACCCTTCTCAAAGACAGTATCAACTACTGCCTGTACGCTCTTAGAAGTGCTGATACCCACTTTATCATAGACTGGCACACAAACCAGTCCAAACGTCTTCTCAGCGCCTCCTAGACGTATTACACGACCAATAGACTGAGAGATACCAACAAAGTCCATGTTACGCATGAACAACACTGCTTCCAGACCACTGACGTTGATGCCTTCAGACAGAATAGAGTGGTGAAGAACAACAAACTTCTTGGTGGAATCCTTACCCCAGGCGTTCAAAGTCTCAAAGAACTCCTCACGATCAACTTTGCGACCGTCAATGATAGCACCAGTCTTGGCAGTGATATACATCCAAGAATAGTCACGCTTCTCCAGTTGGAGACAGAAGTCAGACTGAGAGACAAGTTTGACAATCTGTTTGGTAGAACGAGCACAGATCAGAACCTTCTTGACTTCCTGGTCATCAATCGTGTCCAGGAGATTCTGACTGTCACGATCAGCAATCATCTGCTTGTCCTGTACCATATCCAGTTGCTTCACAACAACCTTTGGTGGGAGAATGTATCCACCCTCAACCAACTCAGGGGCAGAGACTTTGCAGATTACTTGACCATAGACAGAACCATCATTCATGCCAGGTTTGAAGATAGTGGCAGAATGTTTTGGTGTTGCAGTGAAGAAGAAGCAACGATCTGCCTCATGACTGAAGTGCTCAGTCGCAGGAAAGAAGTTACGCTTCACACTGTTGTGTGCCTCATCAAAGTAGATAGTATCAATCTTGATACCAGACTCTACAACACGATGCAAAGAGTTGTAGGTGGTGAAGATGATCTTGTTACGCTTGTAGCATTGCACTGCCCAGTCGTAAATGTACGCTGATTTGGTAGTGGACTCGTGATGAGTTTCTCCACTGTGAACATGAAGAACACGCACCATCGGATCAACAATGTGCTCAAGAAACTCAGAAGAGAGTTGCTCAGCGAGCAAGATGCGGGGAGCAACAACTACATGAGTCTGACGCTCAAACAGATCAAAATGAATCTGTGTGTCCCGAATCATGCAGAGAGTCTTGCCCCCACCAGTGGGAACAATAACTTGACCCTTCTGCTGATTCAGCATGGCGTCAACTGCACGTTGTTGGTGAGGACGGAGTTGAATCACAGGTTTGGTTGAACTGGAGTCATTATAGCACAAAAAAAGGGGTCTTGCGACCCCCATGACACTTTACAAAGTGTTCTTATTGGGATTCTAGTTGCTTTTGCTCAAGACTCCTGACCATTAACTCAGCAAACTTTTCCATCTTGTTCGTAGAAACAGTCTGAGGAGCATAAGTGATGGCATTCTTCAATGCTGTCAACTCATCCAATTCTTCTTGAGAGAGTGGTTTTGTATTCGCCTTTGGTAAAGTCATTGATCTTGTGCGATGTGTCCCAATGTTAGCATCCTATAACATAACTATCTAGATACTTAATCTTTTCTTTGGGATTGTCGTTACAGTTCTTAATCGCCAAACATTGGACCATAGTTACCTCTACTACCAGGTTTCCTATCATCTAACATATCCATGATACCATCAAAGGACTGAATGTTCTCAATGTCTTTGATCATGTTGGCGATTTGAGTACAAACAACTGGGCGTTCACCTCTAGCAGCAAATGCTAGGGCATTACGCAAAGATGCTTCTGCTTCTTTCAAACTATTCTCAACAGATTCAGATAATGCCATTTAATCGGTCCTCACATTTAGAATAGAAAGTTCCATTAACATAGCAGGACTTTCCAGGTTCGTAGTATTTTAACACATTTGGTTTTGGGGCGTCAACTATACAATAATCCCCCTGTCCAGTGGTAATTCCTTCAAGACACATTGCTGCCACAAAGGGTGCAAGAAGTTTAAGAGTATACATCAACACTCATCCATTTGAAGAGGTTTGGTAACCTTACGCAGTTCATAAGAACCATCACCACGATCAACCCACTCTATATTGTCACCTTCTTTAAGGTCTGCTGCTTCTAGCAGATCGCCAGGGAATGTAATGAAATACTCGGTTTCCATAGTATCGCCGTTTTCTACTTCTTCAACAGGAAGAGTCCAACGTTTGCGCTCAGATGTACTGTATCCATCTACTTTGACAATCTCTTTTTGCAAGGATCCAACACGTCGCTTAGTGACTGTTTTACCACCATCAGGAGACTCATAAACCCAACCCTTTTCATACTTTAGACGTGTTGGATCATTTCTAGAAACTTCTTGTGTATCAATGTCAAGTTGTGCTCTTTTATTATAGTATTCTGCCTCACGCAGATTGTACTCACGACACTTCTCTTTTTCTTCGGCAGCATCACACATTGCGTTTAGTTCTTCTTCAGTGTATTGCTTGTGCTCTTCTGGATAATAGTTTTCTTCCCAGAAGTCATTCCAATCTGAAGTACCACCCAGAGTAATGTTTCCTTCATCACCAAAGTCAACATTGCGATGACCCTTCAGAAGTGAAAGGAGATCAATGCTCTTAGTGAGATACTTCTTGTGATACTCTACACTCTCATCTACACACTTTACGATAGTGTTATAGATGTCTTGTGGTGTGAGATCCTCACAACTCAGAGCATCATGAACCCAGTTGTCAAGTTGTTCAAGAGAATACTTCTTGTAGGAAAAGTCACTGCTGTGTGGATTGGTCGAGTTCATCGAGGTAGTCCTTGATTGCTTGCTCCATGATAA